GCCGATACCACAATCCTGCAAAAGCGGGTTGGCGTTGCGGTCGGACTTATCCGCGTAGCTGGTTCCGTTAAAGCCGATCATGATGCGATCAAGCGCGATACGCTGGATGATCTGATTGCTCAGTCGCTGCTGGAAATCCGGGAATTTAGCCCAGGCATCAAGCTGCGCATAAGAGGCGAAAGTATCCGCGTTCACCTTATTACAGGTGTATTTGTTCGAATCCAGCGCCGTGACGGAAACAGGCTGGCGGCGATCGGTGGTGGAATTGTTGGTGCTGGAGATCGGCCCGCTCACACCCAGACCGATTTTTTCACCAGACTGATCGTTAACGCCGTAGATATTAATCTTCTTCAACATTTCGGAAGACTGCTGCACCTTGTCTTCAAGCGTCTGCTCAACGCTCGGATCAATGCTGAACGCCTTTGTTACGTGGGATTTGTTGATGTGATTGAGTTCGGCCTGTCGCTCAAGATACGCATCAAACAATTCACGGGTAGAATTACGCATAGTTATTTTTCCTGTACTGTTCCTTCGTTACTGACGGCGATCAGCAGTCAGCAAGCTGGGCGTTAGATTTTTCAGTTGCGCCGGTCGCTTCCGGGCGGCGGTATTTGCTGGCGTCCTGGGTAGAAAGCTGCGCTTTCATCTCGTCGAACTCTGAGCGCAACTTTTCCACCGCTTCGGCGGTCTGCTTGTTCTTAAGCTGCCCTGCGCTCAGTTTTTCCATCTTGTCCAGCAATTCACCCTGGCTTTCCGCTACCAGTTTCAACCGCCTGGCGGATATCGCCATTTTCACGATCGAAGTGCTGGCGGGTTCCGGTCAGCATTTCCTTGATACGGGAAAAGAAATTCTTCCCGGTGTCGGACGCTGGCGGCTCTTCCTGTGCAAATTCAAGTGACGATTCCAGGGTTTCAGTGAAGAAGCATTCAGGTGCGTAGTGACGCGCGGCCAATGGGTTGGCGCTGGCGTTCTGGGTGCAAAACTTCATCATTTCGGTGCCCAGGCTCGCCGGGTTATCAGTACAGGCCAGCCCCATAAGGTAGGCTTTGCCGGTGTCTGCAAAGGACGGATGCACCTCAACGCTATGGTAGATTTTCTGGCGTTTCTTCTTCAGTTCGACCAGTTCATCCGTGGCGTCCACCTTCACCAGAAGCCCAGCTTGCCCTTTAACGGGCCTTCGGCAATCTCTTCGGTTTTAGTCTCGACCACATCACCATACGCGCGGAAATCGCTTGTCGGCGACCAGCCTAAAATGTGCTCCAGATTGACGCGGGCGCCATAGACCTGGGGATCGTACTGTTCGGCCATTTCGGTGATGTGCTGACGTTCCAGCACGCGGCCATCACAGGTTGCGCCCTCTACTGCGGCGCGGAAAAAATTTGTCATTGGCATGGTGACAAAGCTCCGGGTTGGTAAGCGATTGATATTAACCAGTGCCCCAATCATTCCCTTTGCAGCCGGAAGGCGCAAAGCCTTCACTTTGTCGGACTCAGGCGACAACCAGCGGCGATATTGTTGCGCGCGCGAGCGCGATAGCCTGTTGCCATGAATACAGCCGAAGACCTCAGCACAAAAGCCAAAAGCCTCTACTGGCAGGCGTTTAGCATCACTCAGATTTCTAAGGAAATCGGGGTGAGCATTAACACGATCTACAGTTGGCGCCGCCGCTATGAATGGGATAAAGCCACCCCCATGCAGCGGGTGCAGGATCGCACGCACGTTCGTTACCTGCGCCTGGTGGAAAAGGACGACAAAACCCCGAAGGACTTCAAAGAAATTGACCTGCTGGCGCGCCAGCTTGACCGCTTTGAACGGCATGAGCGACGCGACCAGGAGAAAGAAAAGAAGGCGAAGACCCCGAAAAACCATTTCACCGAAGAACAGATAACCCAGCTTCGCGCCCTGGTCTTTGATTCGCTATACGAGCATCAAAAACGCTGGTTCAAACAGTGGAACCGGCGTAACCGCTTTATCCTCAAATCGCGCCAGATTGGTGCCACCTGGTACTTTGCCCGCGAAGCGCTGTTGCGTGCGCTGGAAACCGGAAATAACCAGATATTCCTGTCAGCCAGCCGCGCCCAGGCGTTCCAGTTCAAGCGGTTCATTCAGAAGCTGGCAAGGGAAATAGGAGTAGAACTTAAGGGCGGCGATGCGATTGAGTTAAGCAACGGTGCGATCCTGTACTTTCTCGGCACCTCCGCCGCGACGGCCCAGAGTTATACCGGCGATCTATACCTGGATGAAGCCTTCTGGATCAGCAACTTCATCAACCTGCGCAAAGTCGCCGCAGGCATGGCGACGCAGAAAGGGCTACGCCGCACCTACTTTTCAACGCCATCCAGTGAAGAGCATGAAGCCTATCCCTTCTGGACTGGCGATCAGTTCAATAAACACCGTCCCCGTGCCGATCGGGTGGATATCGACACCAGTTATAAGGCACTGAAAAACGGCAAGCTATGCGGGATAACATCTGGCGCCAGATAGTCACGCTGGAAGACGCCGTGAAGCTCGGCTTCGATCTGGTTGATACCGATGAAATCCGTAACGAAAACTCCCCCGACGAATACGCCAACCTGTACGGCTGCACGTTCGTTAAAGCCGGGGAACGCGCCTTCGACTACAACGCAATTTTGGGCTGCGGCGTTGATGGCTACATGCCGGACGCGTGCCGGACTGGAACCCGTTTGCACCCCGCCCGCTGGGTAATCGCCCTGTCTGGGTTAGCTATGACCCCAACGGCAGCAGCGGTAAAGGCGACAGCGCCGGGCTGGTTGTGCTGGCCCCGCCAGCCGTGCCGGGTGGTAAGTTCCGCGCGGTAGAGCGCCACCAGTTACGCGGTATGGAGTACGAAGAGCAGGCCAAATTTATTAAAGAGATCACCACCCGCTACAACGTGCAGCACATTGCTATCGACGGCACGGGGATCGGCGATGCGGTTTATCAACTGGTGATCAAGTTCTTCCCGCAGGCGGTTAAATACAACTATTCACCGGTTCTTAAGCGGTCGATGGTGCTCAAAATGTTGATGGTCATTCGTGCCGGGCGCTTTGAGTTCGACGCCGGAATGATGGATCTCGCACAGTCGTTTATGACCGTGCGTAAAGTCACCGCTGGCGGCGTTATTACCTACCAGTCCGATCGCGCCCGTGGCAGCAATCACGGCGATCTGGCATGGGCAACTATGCAGGGCATTTACAACGAACCGATCGGCGCGGAAGTGACCGGCGATAACGGCAGTTTTGTGGAGGAGTTTTAATTGAGCGGCAAAAAGAAATTCAGGGCGCCAACTGCTGCGCCAGCCAGCACGGCCAGCAACGCAGCCACCCCGCTGGAAAGCGTGGAATCTTTCAGCTTTGGCGACCCGATCGCAGTCAACGATCGCGCGTCTCTTATGGAGTGCCTCGAATGCCATAACAATGGCCGCTGGTATGAACCACCTATCAGCCCCTACGGGCTGGCGCGCATGTTCGACGTTGCCGCCTATCACCAGTCACCGCTGATATTTAAACGCAATGTTATCGCCAGTTGCTACATACCACACCCGCTATTGACCCGGCAGGAGTTCACCGCCTGGGTGCAAGATTATTTAATTTTCGGTAACTGTTACATGGAATGCCGCCGCAACCGACTAGGCCAGCCGATTGAACTGCGGCACAGCCAGGCGAAATATACGCGGCGCGGCATAGACCCGGCTCAATTCTGGTTTGTTCCGCGCTACGTTGACGATCACGCGTTCGAACCGGGCAGCGTCTGCCAAATCAAGAACCCCAGCCCGCACCAGGAGATCTACGGCGCGCCGGAATATCTGGCCGCGCTACAAAGCGCCATGCTGAACGGCGAAGCAACGGTGTTCCGCCGCAACTACTACATTAACGGCAGTCATGCGGGTGTGATCGTCTACCTCACTGACCCGGTGGCGAATAATAACGATGTGGAAAAGCTTAAGAAGTCGCTGAAAGATGCACGCGGCAACGGTGCTTTTAAAAACCTGTTTGTCTACGCGGCGGGCGGGAAAAAAGACGGCCTGCAAATTATGCCGTTCAGCCAGGTGGCGGCGAAGGATGAGTTTACTGGCATCAAAGACGCCACCCGCGACGACCTGTTAGCCGCGCACCGCGTGCCGCCCGTTCTGATGGGGGTAATGCCGAATAACTCCGGTGGCTTCGGCGACGTAGAGAAAGCGGCGAAGGTGTTTTCCATCAACGAACTGGCTCCGATACAAGAAAGCCTGAAAGAGTTAAACGACTGGCTGGGGATCGACGTGGTGCGCTTCAACCCTTACGCACTGTTGCAGGCAGCAATCTGACGCCAGCCCGGACACACCCACCACCACCGTGGAACGGCCAGCACGGCCGCAACTGACCACACCGCACGTAAGCCCCTCAGCAGCCCACTGGCAGGGGCTTTTCTTTTGCCTCAACCACCACGGCGAACCGAAAACGACGCAGCAGCGAGGCGCAGCGGCGCGAAAATCGGCGCAGATAATACCTACCCTATCCCACCCCTCAACGCGCGCTCGTTCCCCCGCCTCGCCCGCACGCAGAAACCCCGCTTTTTTGTGCAAATGTGCAAACCACCGGAAGGCCCGCCCCGTCTGGCCTTAGTTAAGAAAATGACTATCGAAAAAATTGTGCATTCTCATGCAAGTTTATGCGCCATTTTTGCAGGTAAAAAAATCCCGCCGAAGCGGGATTCATTGGTTATCGAATTATGCAGATTTCATTCGATAAGCAGATAAAGAAACAACATTTTCGGTAGCGATTTCTGGGGCAAAATCTAACGAATTATCGTTCGCTAACTCCGCTAACATAGCTGGAGTAATACACAAACGCTTGGCTAATGACTCAACATCAACTGACAGATCCGTTAAGAGAAACTTCATTGCCTTATGAAATAGCTCTGGCTTTTCATTAGGAATCAAATAATCTTCTTTTTCATCAATGGCTTCCCCCTTGCGCTTTAAACCGAAGAATGCCGTTTTATATTGGGCATCGGTTAAAAGAGAAAGCTGATGTGCTCTATAAATTGTTGCTGCCTTACTAACTTTCCACGTCAGTTTAAACTGACTTAGCCCCTGCCAGTCGATACGACCGCCAATTGGGCGAGGAAAATATTTTGCCATCGCCGATCGGGGTAGAAGCAATGCTGATGCAAAACGGTTAGCTTGAGATTCAGTTACCCGATCCCCCGTTGAAATACCTTCGTGCAAAATCAAATGTGCAACTTCGTGAGCAATATCAAAACGCTGACGGCAAGGCGATTTTTTAGCCGTATTTCTTACAATGAATGGCCGACTTAAAGGAACAGAAAGCGCATCCACATCATCAGAGACAGAATCGAAAGAAGTAACAAATGCTCCCAGCTTTTCAGCAAGACGAGTCATGTTGTCGATCGGCCCAAAACCTAATCCCCAATCAGCCCGGCATTTCTCAGCGGCTCTTTCTATGTCCTCTTGAGTATTTACTCTCAGTTCAGGAAATCTTACTGGCGGTAAATTCAAGTACTCATCAAAAACTTCAATGAGACGGCGATACAATTCAGCTTTAGCGAGCGTCGCCCACTTAGTAGCCATACGTGTTGAACTACGCTTGCGGAAGTGAACGATCTCTTCATTCACTGGAGATTGCTCTTGTACTGCGAAAAATTCAGGCGTGACCAGCAATACGGCAGCTAATTTATTCGCAAGCTCAGGAGTAGGCACAGCCGAGCCGGATTCCAGCCGCTGAATGTACTGGCGGGTCTTATCGACCCGCTCAGCTACTTGCTCCAGTGATAACTCGTGATACAAACGAGCCAATCGCAAATTAGAACCGTTAAACACTTTTCACCTACTATTATCCGTTATCGCTTTTCTTTTCCTTTTCAGGAACAGAAGCGCTGATATCATCCAGCTCAATCTTAACAGGTGCTGGCGGGGTATCGTCTGTAGAATGCAGCACAGTTACCCGTTCTTCGCCATACGTCCATAAAGAGAGCATTTCTTCCAGCGCATTATAACCCGCAAAATGCACTCGCCCACCTTCACCTTCGAACTCTGGTTTCTCTACAACGAAGCGCCAAATCGTAGGGATTGTATCTTCTGATGCGAATAACTGATCAACACTATTCTTTCGGAAGAAGTTAGCCTTTTTCGGATTAGTCGGATCATCGCTAAAAGAACGGATTGGGATACCGCCAATAGTGATTGTGTAATCGTTATTGGGATTAGAAAGCCCCAACCAGTCGTATTTTTTTGACATGCACAGTTTGACGATTCGATTCTTCTGGCGTCCAAAAGTGCATGTTGCGCGGGTATAATTATCATCAAGCGAAGAAGACAAAAGCTCATGTGTGTCTTCCTGCACTTTAAGGAGTGCCTCCGCAATGATAGATAAGCGTTCTTCGGTTAACTGCGGATGAAACGTCCAAGGTAATGGGTAATTTTGCATCGGGTCACTTTCCTTTCAGTGCAAAAATCAAACTTTGTCAACCGGGATAATGGTGCAGATTTTTGATTTTGTCAACTAACCCCTGTTAATTTTTACAGCCACTTTCCAACGATTGAGAAGCTCGTCAGATTTTTTCTTAACTGTCATTTTTTCAGATGCCAATTTATCTACCCCAGATGCTGCGCGGTTGCTGGAAACTAGCCGCCCATTTTGCACGGTCAAAACGAGATCGCCGCACGCGATTGACGCTCCGGCCATCATTGATCTGACCATTCCGGTGCTGGCATCAATCCCACGCAGCGCCAGCAGTTCACTAATCTGCTGCTCTTTGACTGATAGCTTTGCTCCCTCTTCCCGTTCCGGTGGCCGCGTTTTCCGCTTAGCCCGTACATCTTCACTTAACCGCTGCGCCAGTTCCCGCTTTTCTTGTCGTGAAAGAGCATCAAAATTCACCGTCTCGCCCACTTCGTGATCGGCATGTTCAAGACCGTCTGCACCTGTCGCGGGATCCCGCGTACAGTTATTGACAGAACTCCGAGGGGCGGCGCTGCCGCCTGAAAAACCAACGTCAACGGCCACACCGTCAACGCTCTGCCGCTTCGGCACGATTTTGTATTGAGTGGTGCGGGTGAAGATCAAAGAGTCATTGCCCGTAATCGGGCAGTAAATACCAGTGATTCGCTGGACGTTATCGCCGTAGGCGTTGCCGTTTTCAGTGGTTTCATAATTCAGACGGATGCGCAGCTTATCGCGCTCAACCAACGGGCCACCCTGGGCTAATACGTAGTTATCCCATTCGCCACCGTTAGCGGCCTGCCGGGCGGTTTCAAGTTCAGGGTGTAACACCAGTTCGCGATCGCCCAGGCGGCGAAGTTCGCGATATACCGTGACCGGCGCACCGCCGATCTGCTGAAACTGGCGAATAGCCCAGCGCGATGCCCACGCGCTAACGCGGAGTGACATTTCTTTCAGGTCTTCCCCTGTTTCGTCGTCCTTCTCACCATCCAGCGCGAAGCCGTCGATATTCTTCGAAATGTATTTCGCTATGTAGCCGGTTGCGCTGCCGTGGGCATCGTCGATCGGCACAACCTGAAAGCGGTTTTCCTGCGCTCCCGGTTCGTTGCCGTCTTCTTTCAGGGCATATTTACGGAAGATTTCGCGCGCCTGCTCGACGCATTCAGGGCGCATAAAAAGAAGTAAATGCCAGTGCGGCGTTGCATCGTGGTGCGGTTCGACCACGCGGAAACCAAAGACGCGAATCCCTTTTCTCTTCCACGCTGCGCGGGTTCTCGCCCAGACTTTGCAAAGATATTGCTGCGTCTCGCGCGGCGACGCGCCACAGTATTTATTATTGCGGTGCCCGTTATGCTGCATGGAGTGGTAACGGGAAGGTGCTGTCAGCGTGTAGAAGTCACCGGCCAGCCCTTCCAGCTTCGCCAGATCTTCAAATCCGCGCATTCTCGTCATGAGTTCGCGGCGGCGGTTGGCCGGATTGGCAACACTACCGGCGACTTTATCGATCAATGAAATGCGTTCGCCCGTGTCCTGGTCTTCCAGTTCCATAGCCTTAAGGTATTCACGGTTAGCCTTTTTCTGGGCCAGCCATTCCGTAAGGCACGGGGCGCTACTGTACGGGGAAGATTTTTTCTGGACGTATCCCGCAGCGATCATCAAATGCTCACGCCACCGGGCATGGATACGGCGCAGGCGGTTTAACCACCACTGCGGTGACTCAAGACGGAGAACCGCGCGTAACGCGTCCTCCGCTTCAAGTTCTTCATTGCAATATGCTGTCCAACCGGGGATCGGCGTTTTTAGATGCACCGCCAGCGACGCAATACGGCCATAGCCAGAAAGCGCCGCGAACTCAGGATCGCCGGTGCGCGCCAACTGGTGATCGGACTCGCGTATAAACTCGCTCGTAAAGATATCGGCAAGCGTATAAGCCAGTCTTTTTAACTCTTTTTTCCCTGCCCAGAGCATACGGAAAAGCTGATCGCGGATTGGCAGCAGAATGCCGGGCATCACAGTGTCAGGCTGGTAAACACTGTTCACGCTATCAATACGCGTTAATACGTGGCGCTCAAAGGTATTAACCAGCCAGTGATCTGCCGCTTTGCGGTCTTTCGCGTCCAGTGCATCCAGCTTCGTGGCAAAGTGGCGGCGGATGTACTGCGGAAGAGAAGCCAGACGGCGACGCAGCAGCTTGCTGCGCTCCGGCTTTTCGTTCTCTTCGAACAACTCAGCAACATCAATATGTTTTCGGGAACCTTCCGGCGTCAGATATTCAAAACCATTAGCAGAAGGCTGCGTATCACGACCAATAGCATGGCGCGGCTTAAACCATTCAGATCTGTACCACTCAGAATCTTCTGGCTTACACCGTATTACCTTGGGACGGAAAGGGGCGCGACGCCCACGGGTTGCCGTGGTCATTGCGCACTTTCCAGATATGCACTTATGAACGCTTCCGCGACCGGTGCAACGATGGCGTTTCCGTAGGCGCGCAACTGGCCCACGCGTCCGGCAAGCCCATTAACCAGCGGCTTAAGTCCGGGTTTAACTGGCCTCCACTTTCCATCATGGCAAAAGAGCCAGTCAGCAGATCCCCAGAAACCATTAACCGCATTGGCCCCGCTATTGCAGCCAAATCCTGCAACCGTTTCTGAATTTTTGTTCCGTCCTCCCGATAACTCGTTAGCGCATTTTGCTGATTCGGCTTGCGATCGTTGCTTGTTGTCGGCGTCTGCCAGCCCGCAAGTTGTGCCGTCACATCCAATCGATCCGTTGAAATCTTCCCGTTTCGAATCCTCCCGCCCACATATCCGCCCTTCCCGTCCGTTGCTGTAGGAGTGTTCCAGCCCGCCAGACAGGCAAAATCCTGTAGGTTCGATTGCCGCCCCGCCAACATCCTGGCTATGACTTTCCGGGGATCCTGATAGGCGTTTTTGACATTGCTCGCGTTCGGCGTCGGCCACCCAGAAGAGGCGTTGCCGGATGTGCGGCGCACCGAAGCCCGCAGCGCAGAGATCGAAACCAGCGAAGGCGTATTCCGCTCTTTCCAGGTGATCGCGTACATCGTCGAGCCAGCCGAGGCCGTCTTTGCTCGCAACTTGTTCGCCAAAGATAACGTTAGGGCGGCACTCCGATATAAGACGAAACCATGTTGGAAAGAGATGGCGCTCATCGTCTTTTCCCTGCCGCTTTCCGCAGGCACTGAACGGCTGGCAGGGGCATGAACCTGTCCAGACGGGGCGATCATCGGGCCATCCTGCGCGGCGCAGGGCGTAAGACCAGACGCCGATCCCGGCAAAGAAGTGGCATTGCGTGAATCCTTTAAGGTCATTTGCGGTTACATCCTCAATTGAGCGAGTGTCAACGACGCCCGGGGCGATGTGCCCGGCGTCGATCAGGTTGCGCAGCCACTGCGCTGCAAAGGGATCGATTTCGTTGTAATAGGCTGTCATTTAGAACGGCACCCCATCATCAAACCCTAAGAAAGCCATCTGGTGCCAAGGCACCCACAGGCCTTTAAGCCCTATTTTTTCAGCAGGTGAAAACCAACCGATTTCAAGTTCATCCATTGTTGCGAAAAGCATATTCAGGCGCGGAAAACCTTCATCTTCGTCTCTATCCAGCCGACACAGCATTGCGTAAATGACCATCACGCCACCTCTTTGCGGTTGCGAGACATGCGGAGAACGCCGATCACTTCTTTGGCTTTCTGGCGGTTGTCTTTGTCAGTGCTGACGGAACGTTGCACGCTGATTTCGTACATTTTGAAGGGCTGATAAATCGCGCGGGTGGCTTCGGTGTCGCTGTTGGAAATGACGACCTTCACGCCATGCTTACGGTTAACTTCCAGCAGTGCCTGGACTAACTGGCGGTGGTTGTCTTCCGTGAATGGTTCGGTGTGGTATTGGGTAAAATCGGCTGTTTTGCTTTCAGGCAGGTAAGGCGGATCGCAGTAAACGAGAACATCGCCACCCGTGACGACCTGTAGAGAACGCTGGAACGGCGCGCAAAGAAATATTGCCTTTGTATCGTTGGCCTTTTCGGCAAACAGGCGGATTTCATTTTCAGGAAAGTAGACGCTCTTATACTTGCCAAACGGCACGTTAAAGCCGGTCTTACGACTGTAGCGGCATAAGCCGTTATAACCGTGGCGATTCAGATACAGGAATTGAGCAGCACGCATGATGCACGCCATTTCGACGCCATAACGCAACCCACCGCTTTTTACCGTACCCACCTGCTTATTGAACGCGGCGCGAACTTCGTTGTATCCCTGCGGGCTGTTCTTACTGTTGAACAGTTCGCGGGCCGCATCGATCACTAAGTCCGGGTAACGGGTGACTTCCCGATACAGGTTAATAAGATCCGGGTTGATATCAGCCAGCACATAGCGGCGGTATTCAGTCGCCAGAAATACCGATGCGCCGCCTACGAACGGTTCGATCAGGCAGTCGGCTTTAGGAAGATGCGGCAGCAGGTCAGGGAGGACACGGGTTTTACCCCCTGCCCATTTGATGAACGGGCGGATCATTTTACAGGACTCCGTAAGGGGAAGATGGAACAGCCGGACGCTGCAACGCCGTGGTAAGGCGCTGGCGCATGTCGTCGATAAAGCAGGAAACAGAGGGATCGTCAGAAGAAAGGGTTAACTCACCATCGCGGCGGGTTTTAATCGTCAGCCCTTCACGCTCAACAGCAGGTAAGAGAACGTGCAGGATGAAGTTATATTGATCGCGTTTAGTCATGATTCAAAGCCTCAGAAATTGCCGGGTTTCCCCCGGCAATCTGTTACTGGTGATCCGCTGATTGGTTAGCTGACTTGAGGGCAGGCCAGACAAGGAGAAGAAGAGCGCCAACGAAGAAGGCGTCGCCAATCACCGAAAGCAGGTAGCTGGTGAAATCCACTGCTACGACCATGAAGGCCAACAGCAGGGCCAGCGCCGGACGTAGTGAATCCAGCACGCGCAGCATCAGAGATAATCCTCAACACGCAGCCCCAGACGGCGCCCGACCTCTTCCAGCACCTTCTGTTCTTCTGGTTCGATCTGGCCGTCCGCTTCGGCGATAGTCAGCATGTTGACGAAGACTTCTTCGGCTTCTTTCGGATCGTTTTTGATGTCGTCGATTTCGCGCAAAATGTTCATGCGGCCAACGCGGAAGCCAGCTTCAAGCTGTTCCGTATAGCGGTTGATGGTGGATGTGATTTCATTGCCGAAATGCGCAAGGCGCGGGTTAGAGCGGATAAGCTGATCCAGCTTGCTGGTTTCTTCTTTTTCGATCTCGCCATCAGCGGCAGATACCAAAAGACAACCGCCGACAATAGCTTCCATAAGATCGCGATTTTCCACTTTCTTAAGTTCAACTTTTGCCGCTGCTACTTTTTTTCCAAACAGTTTATTAAACATGCTATTTATCCTTTTTAGGATGAGTGAAAGCGCCATCACTTAATTAAGTGACGACAGTGAAGACAGTCTTTTAATTACTATTTAACTGGCGTTGTTAGCCGATTAAATTTCTCAAAGAATTAACAAGGTTAAAAAGCAATCCTTTGTTTATCTTCTTCGTATAAACAAAGGGCTTACTCATTCCCTTAATAAATTGAACCTTGCTAGGCTCAGGTTTAAAGAATTGCCCGTCTGGTGTTTCCAGCCAGCCGCGTGAGTTTTTGAAGTGTGTAACCTGGCACCCGTGCTTAAGCAGGCTCGCCAGTGATGGGCCTTCATCGTGCATTACTGCCCCCTTGCTTATACATCTGATCAACCGTGCGCATGGCTTCCGCTAAAGCAAAATCACGCCCGTAATAATCGCCATTGCTGGAAATACGATAAGAGTGCTTAAACGTAAAAGGATTACGCGGGCATTTCTGAATAGTGAAGCCACGATATAAATATGAATGACGACTTAATTGTATTAATTGCACAGCCACAAAAGCCCCCTCACATTCCCAATTTAAGCAATTCACCATCAACATGGCAGGCCACGTCTTTGGTTATTTTCTTAATCAGCTTTTTATCCCTGATCATAAACTCGCCGCTATTGGTGCGAATCATGAAGCCCGTTTGCATATCTTTTAAATGGGTGTCCAGAATGTCGTTACATTCACGCACCCGGTTTTCGTGATTGGCTGTTTTCTGGCTCATCGCGATAACCTCAAAGACCGATCCACAGCAACCAAGCATCGCGCTGCTCTCTCGGACGGTTGTAGTAAGCGTCACGCATTGCGCGGTTGAACTCAGGAATATAGATCCAGTTCTCAGCACGGGCGCCCAGGCTTTCCGGGTTCTTCCACGGGATGATCGGCAACTTACCGTCATCAATCATGCTCTTAACCGTGGCGGGCTTCTTACCGATCAATTCGGCAAATTTTGGGTATGGAACAGCGTCAACAGCGTGACGCACTTCAATGAACCCCTCTAACTCTTTGTCTGTCATAGTGTTAACTCCTCTCATGAAATTATTGCCGGGTTTTTTAGCCATGCCCGGCGCATGGTTTTGTGGTAATTTCGCTATGCCCTTGATGTTCATGCCAGAGCGCAGGGGCATAACAGCAACCCACCACAAGGATCCGTTATGGAACTTAACATCACTACTTGTTATAGAATCTTTGAGAAGCACTACAACCGTATCTCCGAGTCTCTTGGTGTAAATCCATCAACCAGACACGAATTAGAAAACTTCGTTGCTTACCGCGCCCTCATCCTTTTCAAACTGGATCTACTGTTAATTGATCACAGAAATTCAATTGATCAAGACCGCTTTATCCTGTTCGGTAAAAACGCCCTTCATCATTATTTGTTCACCAAAAAAGGTGTTCCATATACAGAAGCCAAATCATTGAGCCTTCAAGACTCGTTAATTATTCTCGCAGAAGACATTTCAAAATATATGCTACCCGCTGATATTTTGAACTTCATAAAGAATGAGTTTAACTTTTCATCAAATAACATTAAGAGCGTTATAGATGAAATGCGTGTATTCAAGGATTCTGATTGGGATTTCGAACCTGCCGATACACGATTGAATTAATAAAGTCGTTGGTAGATTTTAGTTTTCCCTCGGCTTGTTCAGCTTGTTCCCGTAGAGACTCTGGCTTTCCTGTTAGATTTCTACGGGACGTAAGTTTGACAATTACTTCCTCAAGGAAAGAAATTAGTTCTTCATCAGAAAGTGAACCTGCAAAGATGCGCGGTGTTTTGTCTTTTCCCGCATCACACATCGCATTAAGAGCATTATTCAGAAACTGCCTTTCAGCACTTAAGCGCTCTTGCAGATCAGCGGTTGCTTTATTTATCGCTTGGACAAAATCACCACTATCGGAGGACTCCACAAAGATAACATTCTGCTTATCTTCGCCATACATAAACCACCCGATCAGCCTCCCCGCAGAAGCATAACGGCAACAGAACCCCTCACCCCTTCCCTCATGTTTCATGACCATTTGTGCTAACCTCCATAATTAGGCGCAAAGCGCCTATTTCGGCTTGTAACTGCTTATATTGGCGGTTGCTCATGGTAGAGATTACCACCCTTAAGGAGAATGTTATGGTAGAAATCCCTACCCCGTCAAGCGGCGTGGGTGAAAAAATCAGAGCTATCAGGGATGCGGAGGGGTTAACAAGGCAGCAATTCTTTGAATTAACTGGAATACCTGCAGGCACGCAGAAGTATTACGAGACAGGAAGAGTGGAGAGCATTGGTAGTGATATCTTGCTTAAGATCACGCAGCATTCACGTTTCGCAAAATATACGCTCTGGCTAATGACTGACAAGACCGCCCCACAAGCTGGTCAAATCGCACCGGCCCTCGCACACATTGGGCCAGAGTCAACTGGATCAGGCCGCTCAGAGACACAAACTGGTTAACTCTTTATAAACATTACATTTTCATTATCTGTTACCAGGATGGGGAAATAAACGCCGGAGGGCTTTCTTATGTCGATTAAGAAGCTCGAAGGTGGTCAATATGAAGTAGACGTATGGCCGCGCGGACGTAACGGAAAACGTATCCGCAGGCGATTTGAGAAGAAACAAGAGGCAGTTCTTTTTGAGCGTTATGTATTAGCCAACGCCGACAAAAAAGAATGGCTTGGCGCGAGCGTTGACCGCCGCACTTTAAGCGAGTTGTTAGATACCTGGTGGCTGCTGTATGGACAGACTCAGGAAAACGGCGAGATTGAAAAGCGGCACCTGAATAAAACAATCAGGGCGCTGGGTGATCCAGCCGTTAACCGACTGAACAAGCGAATGATTGCACAGCACCGAAGCCAACGGCTGGAAGACGATATCAGCGCAGCAACGATCAACCGGGATATTTACCGTTTGTCCGGGATGTTCAGCACGTTGATAAAGCTTGAGGAGTTCAGAAAGGAAAATCCCTGTAAAGGTCTGGAACCACTGAAAGAAGCGCCGCCAGCTATGACCTATCTCGCCAAATCAGAGATCAGCAAATTGCTGGATACTCTGACCGGCGACGATCGACGCGTAGCACTGCTATGCCTCAGTACTGGCGCACGCTGGGGGGAGGGGAGCACGCTGCGAGGTGAGCAGGTTAATCATGGGCGTGTGACGTTCCTTAAGACCAAAAACGGGAAAAAGCGCACGGTTCCGATATCGGAAGAACTGGAGAAAGAGATCAAGACCAGCGACACCGGGCCACTGTTCAAAGTTGATTATGAAAACTTCTGCGAACGGCTCAAACAGGTTAAGCCCGATTTACCACGCGGGCAGGCCACGCATGTGCTTCGGCATACGTTCGCAAGCTGGTTCATGATGAACGGGGGAAACATTATTGCGTTACAGCAAATTCTGGGGCACGCCAGCATACAACAGACGATGGTTTATGCTCACCTTGCCCCCGATTACCTGCAACACGCAGTAACGTTAAACCCTCTCGGCGGCGGGTTGGCGGTGTGA